TCCTCAATTCGTGTCGACATCTTGCCAACCGTTAATCCAAACCCGAACTGTTTGAACCACGGCTCTACCGCTGACCTAAATAGCGACGCGTGGGATTTACCGATAATGACAGTACAATCATCACCGGCATCAACAAAGCGATATGGCACTCCCAAGGTCTGGAAGAGAGTGTACATACAACAGCTAACCATCGACACCCCGACCAATGATGTGTTCATTTGTCCTGAAGTCAATGTGCCATCTACCTTGTATCTTAAAATCCCATCGTCACATCTAACCACTGTCCTTACCTTCAGCTGTTCGTCCAACAACTTCTTCAGTTTCGCTGCCTCGTCTGAATCAAAGCACGCGCAAAGTAGCTTATGGGTCCAAGCTAACATTTCTGCCGATGTTGACCGGTCCATCTTCTCAACATCTACATCAAACGCGACAGCATTATCTACTGCATTCCAATGATCACTGAAGAGCTGTCCAGTCTGTTGGTAATTCAACCCCTTGGTGACAACTTTAAATCCAAACATTTGATCTATCGCCTCGTACAAACTATGTTCTGCTGCTTTAACGTAGCAGCCTGTCGCTAGCAGGAACCTAGGGGACGGAGGAGATATCATACGTGGTATTTTCACTTTATCCGGATTACTAAGCATCTTCTCATATTTAATAAAGGCTCTGATCGTCGAGTCTTTAGAGGTCAATGACTTGAGCTTCAAGCTTTTGTTTGCGTTTTCATATATAGTACGCTTCTGGCCACAATACAAGCGAGGAAATTCATCCATAGCGATCGGTGCGAGCGTGGGTACCAATTTTACTAACGCATTCAAAGCAGGGTCTAATGCTTTAGAGTGTCCGGGGGGTGGTCTGGTTTTGTGAATGGGTACGATCTTACCCCCAACTTCCGCGCTCAAAACACGGTAAGCGGCTGCCAATTTCGCATTGTGCAGAGACGCATTGTGACAAAATACGTGCTTAGACCCAGCCACCCTGGTCAAGTAGGTCATCTTTCGCACGCGAACGGGGCACCCATTCCTATACACCTGGATTCCTAAATCAACGGAGGGAACTTTCTTCCTCATCTCGTCGACTCCAGGTATAAGGGCTGGGCACCCCTAGTGGTCAATGGACACTCGCCCCCTCTCCGCGTGGATCCACGAAGAGAAAGCGAGGCGGTACCACCATGTATCTTCTTCTACACGGCGAACCTTGTAACGACGCAAGGCCTCTAGAGCTGCAGCTGAATTTTCAATATC